AGATACCTGATACTATAGTTGCTAAAGTATCTTTAAGTGAAAACTTCAAAAAAGAAGTTAAAAAAGTTTGTTAATAAATAATTTTATTGTTGCATAAAAATATATAAAAAGGCTATAATATAAGTAAAGATAATATTTTATATATTATTCACTAATCCTTTTTAAAATTTTTTTTAGTTAACATTGATAAACACCTGAAAAGGTGTTTATTTTTTTGGAGGAAAAGGATATGGCTAAGAAATCATTTTCGATATCATTTTCAAAATGTGAATTATACTTTGAAGAAAATGATGTTGTTATAATAGAGAGAACAAAAGAAGAAGAGAAGACATATAACTTTTTAGAAGTTTTAAAAAGTCTTGAAGGTATAGAAGGTTTAAATATTAAAATATCTCATGACAATGAACTACCTACGGAGTAGACCTTCTTTATAGCCCTAGTTAATTAACTAGGGTTTTGTAAGGGGGTTTACCCTCTTCAATCTCTCACTCTTTTTAAGGGTAGAATCTTCTACCCTTATTTTTAAAAGAGGTGAAAATATGGCTAAAAATCAAAAGTGTTCCTGTTGTGGAAATTTAAAAAGCACAGTTACAGGTTACTATATTTCATACTCTCCTATATGTGCATCCAATGACAAGAGGATGAACATATGTAAGGATTGTGTTATTGACATATATGAAAGATATGTTGATTTTTATGGTGATGAAGTAAAAGCTTTGTATAGAATAACTTTATTATTTGATGGATATTTTAGCTCTTCTTTAGTAGATGTTTTAATGGCTCAAGCCAAAAAGACAAATACAAGCTTAGTTAGAGTATACTTTCAAAAGGTTAATTCTATGCCACAATTTAAGGGCAAAACAAGTTTAGACTCGGAGTTTATGTCTTTAGAAGATGGATCAATTTATAAAGATGTAGAACCGCAAGAAAAAGAAGATAGTGTTGAAGTAGAGGATGATTTTGTTGTTACTTCTGAAATGGTAAGAAGATGGGGTAGAGGTTTACCAAAAGATGACTATGCTTACCTAGAAGAAAAGTATCAGGAGTTAATAGCAGTATATGACCATAGAAATCCTGTACAGAGGATGCTATATCAAAATATTTCTAGAACTCAGCTAGAAGCAGAAAAAAGTAGAAGAACTGGAAACTTACAGATGTATGAAAAAATGATGTCTACTTTATCAAAGCTTATGGGTGATGGAAATATTAAACCAGTACAAGAAAACTCAGTGTCAGATGATGATGCGAGTTTTGGTACATTCATCAAGAAGATAGAAAATGAAGAACCTATACCTGAGCCTTTAGATGAGTTTAAAGATGTTGATGGTTTCCAAAAGTATATAAATGAATGGTTTGTTAAACCATTTGCTCGTATATTTGACTTAGATATGAGTAATACTAAAGGAGAAAAAACATATGAAAACGAAGACGAGGGTTAGAAAAGGGAGACTCCAACAGGATAAGGTAAACTTTAATGAAGGAGTAAAATTATGGGGAAGTTTCTATAGAGCAAACATACATAGATTTGCTATAGATTATCTGCAATTACCTATTTTTGGGTTTCAGATGATTCTACTATATATGATGAATATAAATAACTTTTTTTATTTCGTAGCTAGTCGTGGTAGCCTTGCCACTTAATATGGAAACATATTAATAAAATTGAGGGAAATCGGTAATTAATCACAAAAAATACATATAATATAATAAGTATATAATTTGTGAGAAGAAAGGCTAAGTTTATAATGAAGTGTAAAAAAGGTGGGATTTATTTATTAAGAAATTTATCTGATGGAAAAGTTTATATTGGAAAATCCATAAACCTAGACAAAAGATTAAGAGAACACAAACTATCACTTGCAAGAGGAGATCATCATAATAATTATCTTCAAAATACTTGGAATAAATATGGAGAGGATAATTTTGAAATTGAAATTTTATTTAACTCAGATAATAGTGAAGAGTTGAATGAAAAAGAAATTTATTTTATAAAACTATATAATTCCAATGATTTAAATTATGGTTACAATCTAACTTCAGGTGGAGAAGGTGGTTTCATAAATGATGAAGTTAAGATGAAGATGAGTGTTTCAGCAAGGGGGTTAAGAGCATCACTGTCTATTGAACAGGTTAGACACATTAAGTTAGCAATACTTTGTTTAATGGATAGGAAAGAAATATCAAAGATGTTTAATATATCAACAAAGGCAATCACACAAATAGTTAGAGGAATTTCATATAATTATGTGTTACCTGAGTTTAATGATAAGATAAGCTGTGTTAAACAAACCTTAATTGATGATAGGAATATGGAAATTTTGCAAATGTTTGATAGTGGAATGACCATTAAACAAATCTCAGAAAAAACTGACTATAGTGTTAGTATTATTGAGAAATGTGTTTATAAATATCGTAATTCTGTTGATGAAAAGAAAAAATATTATCAAAGAAAATATGATGAGGTTATAGACTTAAAAAAACAAGGATATAACAACTTCCAAATTTCTAAAATACTAGGAATAGGTTCATCAACAGTTAAAAGATATGTTGATGGAGAAGTAAATCCATATAAAGAATTACCATTTAAAAAGATAACAGAGGAAAAAAGACTTGAAATTATAGATATGTATTTTAATAGAAATATTCCTATAAAAGAAATTAGTAGAATGTTCAATGTTTCAAAAAACACTATTGAACACTATATAAATAATTATAAATATGCTAACACCGAGGTAAACTAGAATAATAAAAGATTCTAGTCACCGTAACGCATAGGATTTGAACCTATGCTTTTTTTATTGCAAAAAAGTATAGAATATAATAATCCCAAGAGCCTTCACACCTAAGTCTTAGGATATGGTGAAAATGTATGCTAAACAGAGTTGGAATTGACCAATTAATGAAAATGAGGGAAACCTCCTGAGCCTAAGATAAAAAACTTAGGGATAATAACAATTTGCTAGGCAAGTCCTTTCTTACTTCGGTCTACTGTTGTTGTAGGTGTATTCTATACCCTGATACAAAAATAATAGTAGCCAGTGGTACAAAGGGACAGGCTAGATTATTAATATCACAGAAGATAGAAAAAGAGTTGATAAATATGTCTCCAAATTTAAGGAGAGAAATAGCTTACATAAAAGTTGGAGCAAATGATGCTATCGTAAAATTTAAAAATGGGTCAACCATAGAAGCTGTTGCTAGTGGTGAGTCATCTAGGGGTTACAGATGTCAAATCCTGATCCTAGATGAAGCAAGGCTAATAAGTCAACATGTTTTAAACTCTATACTTAGACCGTTTTTAACTGTTGTTAGAAGACCTAAGTTTTATGACAAGCCTGAATATAAAGATTATCCACTTGAAGAGAATAAAGAGCTATACCTTACTTCAGCATATTACAAGTCACACCACTCATTTGATAAATTCGTTTCATTCAAAAATGATATGTGTAGAGGTAAAAATTATTTTGCCTGTGCTTTTCCATATCAACTAGCTGTAAAACATGGACTTTTAACAGAAAATCGTGTTGAAGCTATAAAGAATGAAGAAGGTATGGATGAGATAACTTGGTTAATGGAGATGGAAGGTTTATGGTATGGAGAACTTGCAGGAAGTTTCTTCAAATCAGGAGAAATAAATCCTTGTAGAACTATGGTTAAAGCATGGTATCCACCTACAGCTATTGAATATCTTCAAGAAAAGGAAAAAACAAAGAAAAAGTATTACCTACCTAAACAAGGCGGAGAAAAACGAATAATAAGTGCCGATATATCTGTTATGGGAGGATCAGCAAATGATGCTTCTGTATATACTTTAATGAGGTTAATACCTCAAGGAGAAGAATATATAAGGCATATCGTTTACATGGAGTCGTATGAAGGAGGTAAGACTGATGAGCAATCTCTGATTTTAAAGAGATTATTCTATGATTTCCAAGCAGACTATATTGCACTGGATACACAGGGAGCAGGTATAGGTGTATACGACTCCATGACTAAGGTGCAATATGATGAGGATAGAGATGAAGAGTATCCTGCATTTACAAGTTTTAATGATGAAAAGATGAGTGAGAGGGCTAGTAAAACAGCATTACCAGTTATATTCTCAATCAAAGTCGTTAAATTGGAAGTCAATCATGAAATAGCTATGGGACTAAAAGATGCTTTCCAACGTAAAAAAATAAAATTGCTAGTTAATGAGATAGAGGGGAGAGACTTCTTAATAGAAAAGCAAAAATTGTTAAAGAAATCTCCTGAAGAACAAGCTTATATGATTAAACCTTACGCTCAAACAACAGCAATGATAAACGAGTTGATAAACCTCCAATCTCAAATTTACAATGGATTTGTAAGAATTAGGGAAAGAGGAAGGAATAGGAAAGACCGTTACAGTTCTGTTAGTTATGGTAACTATTTAGCAAAAATTCTCGAAAGAGATTTAAAAAAGACTAAAAAGAAGTCTAAATTTATAAGTTTATGGTAGGTGGCAAAATGACTGAACATGATGTTAAATATAAAGGTCAACGATTTGCTAAAGATAGTGTATCTTACAATACACCTTCCGTTAGGACTCCTAAAAAGTATACAAAAGCAAATATTTTATCTTATTTAGAATCACCTTTTAAAAATAGTACTGCATTACAGGAAGCTTCTGCATACATAAGATATACAAATGGTGTTTATAATAGATTAATAAAATATTTTGCTCAAATGCCTACATTTGATTGTATGTTATATCCAATGGATGTAGATAGCAAAAAAGCTACTTCAGGAGAAAAGTTAATGAAGTCCTATCAAGAAACTGCTCAATATTTAGAAAGGTTAAATCCAAAATATAATCTAGGTTGGATGATAGATAGACTGCTACAAGATGGAGAACTATATCTTTTCAAGATAGAAGATGCTCAATCAATAGTGTATAAGCAAATGCCAACAGATTTATGTAGGATAACTTCAATAGAGGATAATGTATGTAAATATGCTATAGATATAAGAAAACTTAACACTAAAGCTATATATGATACAATGCCACTTGAA